CCGCGCGTTTCTTCTGCAAGCCGTTCAAGCGGTTCGCTCATGTAGATAGTACGTTTCATTGTGATTCCTCCTTATTCAAAAGGCGGCCATTTCTGACCGCCTATCTATTTAGATGCTATTTTCAATCAAGGATTTCAATTCAGCCATGCTTACATAGCTGTCGAAATTCCCAATTTTTATGATATTTGGGTTCTGGTATTTCGTATTCCAGGTATGGCCAAAGTCAACCTGTACTTTGGTGAAAACTTCACCTTCGCCCAAATCATAAAATACTTCATAGTACATGCCGCAGTTCTGGCGGCAATTTTTTATTTCGGAAACAGCTTTTTTTATTCCTTTAAATTTTCTCATGATTTTTTCCTCCTTGCGGACTTCCTCTTGACGAGGTGCCGACTCAAGATTTTGAAAGGACCGTTTTCCCTTTCCTTGTCTATATTATAGCATATATACGTATATTGTCAAGTGTTTTATACGTATAAAATAAAACTTCCGCACTAGATTTCTTTTTTGCTAAGGGATAGCAGCTATAATTTTTTCTGCCGACTTCAGCGTTATTTTTTTGAAAGACAGATTCTTCTTAATCAAGAAGAACTTAATGCCTTTAAAATCTTTATAGAAATCAAATAAGATTTCTACGTCTTCCTTGAACTCCGGTGACAAACGGAACAATTCCGTCCCGTTATTCCGGGTTGCCCATAGAAATTGCTCACCGTCTTTTACATCCTGATAATACTTTTTATCGTAAATATAAAAATCGTCTTTATAGTTCTGTACATTTTTTTCTACTTGCTTTTCCATTTCATTCCATGTTGTCATGATCCATTCATCCTTTCTTATACCCGGGAGCCTTTCGGCCCCCGGGTCTTCTTATTTATGCCGTAACTTGTGCCATTCTGGGAGCGGAAACGATTTTTTCGCTTCCATATTTTTCCCGGATGTAGTCCATACTACATGACTTCCTTGACCGACACCGGTATTCTTCGGGGCGCCAGTACCACATGAGCTTTTTCTTTGCCCAATGGCAACCAGCGTTTTTGATCGCCAGCCGGTTTTTCTTTGTTTCCCCGGAAATCCATAGCCATGTACCACATAATTCAATTTCAATGCCCTTGATACCGATAAGAGCGTTGATAACGGCCATGTATCCACCGTCGAGATCATCAGCGGTACGTTTTCCGTCCTGCCCAGCGGTTGAGCTGGAGCTAGAAGCCGTTGCCTGGTGCCGTGCTACCCATTCCAGCGCTTCTTTGTACTGCCGGTTAATTTCCGCCATGATTTCAACGTTTCCGCCGCGATCGGGATGATTTTCAAGCGCTAGCGTTCTGTAAGTAGATTTAACTTCCTGAATAGTCGTGCAATCTTTAAAGTATCTCATTTGTCATCTATCGGTATGCAGACAGAAAAGGGCTGAGCCGGGTAGACGAAGAAGTTTATACAATTCACCCGGAATACTCACAAGTAGGAGAACCGGAAGACGAGCAGTACGAAATTACCGGGTATGAAATAGAATAAGGAAAAGGAGCGGGAAACAATGACAAAATACAGAGTTCTGCCAGAATACATTGATTTGTGGTACGGAAACAGCCCGATGGAAGACATTGAGCTGAAGCAGGAAGAAGGCTGGAGTCGCAGTGAAATAAAAGCCTTGGCGAGAGACTGGGAAAAGGATGAGGATGAACTTCTTGAACAGCTTGAAGAAATTTGAAAAAAGTATCCGGGAGTACAGGCTTCCGGATACTTTTGCAGGAGCGGCATATGGATGAAATGAAAAAAGGCGATCATTACGGCTACTGGACTGTATTGATTGCATATGATAACAAGCATCCCGCAAAGGCTTTCTGCCGCTGTATTTGCGGAAAAGAAAAATGGGTTAATCGCTACTCTTTACGTAGTGGACTGTCAAAGTCATGCGGTTGCAAAATAAATCGGTATACCAAAGATTATGGCATTAAGCCGGGCGATAAAATCGGGCATTGGACAGTATTGAGACGGGGCGACCGCCCAAATGAAAGTAAAGCATATTTTCTCTGCCAGTGCATATGTGGCAAAGAAAGGTGGGTGGCGGCCCATACGCTGATTAACGGCACGTCGCTGTCGTGTGGGTGCAAGCGTACAGAGGGCGACAACCAGGCACTTGCAAATGGTAGGAATATTAGCGTAGCAGTGCGAAAGCAACATATTGACACGAAATACGCTGGATTCGGAAGGAAAACGAATAAAAATAGCAGTACCGGGGTGACGGGAGTGGCTTTCACTAAAAAGGGCCGATACCGCGCGTACATCAGCATAGGCGAAAGACAAATTAATCTGGGATTATTTGACAAGCTTGATGACGCTAAAGCTGCTAGAAAAGCGGCGGAACAGCGATACTTTGCAGACCGGCAAGAAAAAGCCGACAAAATTAGGAAGAAACTCAAAAGTGACAGCTCGAAATGAGCTGTCTTTTTTTGCTATTTCGCTTATTTTAAAAATAACTCTTCTCTGCTTATGATAGAATAATAGTGTGAAATGTAGGGCGTTACAGCGCCCAGCCTCCAAAATTACATAGACATTGCCCCGGGGATACTCTCATGCATAGCCGCGTGTCCGGGGTATTTGTCGTATACGGGAGATTGTGATGGAAAGACGGATACCGACAGCGCAGGACCAAAGACAACTGACAGCGTTAAGTCTATATGATCATGTGCATCATGCGATGGATATAGCTGCTAAAGCCGGGGCAAGCACTGTAAAGTATCACCTTCCTGCCGGCTACGGGGCAGTGGAAGTGAAAGGCCTCATGTCTTTTCTCCGGTACCGTGGCTATTTTGTCCGGCATTGGCACGGTACGGATGAGCTGGAAGTGTCCTGGGAGCTATCACGGGCGACAAAGGAGACATTGGATAATGATTGACAACGTACGCATAGGCAGTATTACATATCCTGTCACTGAAACGGCAGAGCCAATTATAGTAGATAATGCAGTGTGTTACGGTGCTATCGACTATGTAAAGCCGCTCATCCAGATAAACGCGAATTGCGGGGCACATAAGCCGGCAACGCTGATGCATGAGATTATGCACGGCATTGTAAACGAATACCGGATTGAAGATGTGCCGGCAGGAGATGAGAAAGCAATCGACCTGATAGCAAAGGGGATACTCAATGTATTGATAGACAATCCTCAGTTGATTGAGCAAGTAACGAATTACAAAGTTAGTAAACAACAGGTATAAATATATGCATGGCCTTGTTATCGGCGCTTAAAACGCCATACAGGGCCTTATTTTTTTAAGTATTTGATGAAAAAGGCGGTGATATGGTGGCGAAAGGCAAATATCAGGAATGGTTGACAAAAGAAGGGCTACTTAGATTGCAGGGATGGGCACGCGACGGGCTGACTGATGAGCAGATAGCCACTAATATGGGTATCACTCGCTCAACGTTGTATGAATGGAAAAATAAGTATTCTGACATATCGGACGCCTTAAAGGAAGGCAAAGAAGTTGTTGACAGGCAGGTAGAGAACGCGCTTCTTAAATCTGCCTTGGGGTACATGTACGATGAAGTCACAGAAGAACGCCGGGACGATGAACTCGTTGTGACAAAGGTCGTACACAAAGAAGTACAGCCGAATACGACAGCGCAAATATTTTGGCTGAAGAACCGGAAACGTGCAGAATGGCGCGATCGCGTGGAAAATGCTATCACTGGGGCAGACGGCGGCGCAGTCAAAGTCGAAACGCTGACAGAATCCGATGTAGATAAGCGTATCAAAGAGCTTGAAAGCAAGCTAAAGGGCCTTGATAAGTAATAATTATGCACACTTGGCTGGCTTGATGCGGGGTTGATAGTATGAAAGCAACAAAAACAGTGAATAAAACCATCAAAACGGGCCTGAAAGAAAAAATCGAGCTAATGCAACTTATGGAATGGAAGCTTTGGAAGAAAGACCCGACGGCGTTTATAAATGACTGTTGCTTCACAGTCAATGAAGCTAAATCCGGTGCTGTTGAGCATTTCCCGAAGCTCGATTATCTTGCACGAGTCGATGAAATCATACATGGCGAGCAGGTAGCCGCATTCCCGAAGAGCCGGCGAATGATGATGACGTGGCGTTGCCTGGCTAATCTTCTACATTACGCGATGTTCGGTAGAAATCTGTCTATATTCGTGCAGTCTAAGAAATACGATGATAGCGCGTACTTGCTGGGAGACAGCCGGTTTATGTTTCTGTATGAGCATCTGCCGAAAACACACGAATGGCCGGCAGTCGAGAGAAAGACACGCTCAAAGATGGGCTATGACTACATCAAGTTTAGCAACGGCGTCGAGTTGCGGGCCGTCGCAGAAGGGGCCGACCAGCTACGGCAGTACACTGCCTCCGTCGTATACTGTACAGAAATGGCGTTCTGGGACTTTGCACAAGCGACCTGGAACTCATTGCGTCCGACGATTGAAGGCGGCGGCCGCATCTTTATTGATTCATCGGCAAATCCGGGATTCTTCTGTCAGCTTGTTACCGGACAGCTAAATGAGGGCGAGCCGGAAGAAGAGCAGGAAGCGCACGACGTTCTTGAAGGGGTACATGAATACCGGCGCAACGGCGTGTACATTGCACGGATACACTACACCGCCGACCCCAATAAACGCAGTGAAGAGTGGAAAGAGCATGAAAAAAGGGGCACGACAACAGAAGGCTGGGAACGCGAATATGAAATCAACTGGACTGTCAGCGCTGAACCGAAGTACTACCCGGAATTCGACTATCAACGCCACGTAGCACTGGAAGAGCTGCACCCGATTGAAGGTAGGCCACTCATTTTGTCGTTTGACTACGGACTTACACCTGCAACGATCATTGCACAGACGACGGCTAAAGGGCAGTTGCTCATCTTGTCAGAACTGCAGTCCTGGGATTGCGGGATGCTGGCCCATGGCCGGGCCGTACAGTCAGAATTACAGACGTTTTACAGCGGATACAGTTACAGCGCAGTCGGTGACCCTGCCGGCAACCAGCGCGCACAGAGCGACGAAAAGACCGCAAACGAAATTCTCCGTGACCGGTACGGCATCACCGTGGAACCGGGCGAGCTTACGCAGACGGGACGCAGTGAAGCAGTACGGTACTATCTCACGACACTTACACCGGACGGCAAACCACTGTTACAGCTGGACCCGCGCTGTCAGATGCTCATCGAAGCATTTACAGGCGGGTATCATCGGAAGGTCGTGGCCGGGCGTACACTTGACGAGCCGGAAAAGAACGAATACAGCCACCTGATGGATTGTTTAGCGTACTTATGTGCCAAACTCTACCGGGACAATACGTCCATGGCAGACAAGTGGAAAGCACTCACAAGGGGAAAGATGCATCGGGCAGGATACATGTAACCGGGACAGCTGGCAGGCTGCCCCAAATCATGGCAGTAACCGGGGACCACTCCGTACACTGCCACCATTCAGCGCCATGGGCGCTTTTTTATTGCCCGAAAATAAGGAGTTGATGTGATGGACGATATTAATAACAGCCTGTCAGCCGCGCAGGAAGTAGGCGGGCTTTTCGGCCGGGACGCACCGCCGCAGATGAGTTTGACGGACTGGCTCACACAACAGGCAGAGCCGCAGGAAAAGACGGTATCTCTTGATACACTAAAGCCGGAAGAAATCGAAAAGATTACAGCTAGCGTCAAGGAAGGCCGGGAAATCGCTAAGAAATACTACGAAAGCGAAGTAGAGCCGAAGCTCATCCACCGGGAACAACTCCGCAAAGGTGACCAGAAGCTATACAAGCACAAGTTTGAGAACTTGTCTAAAAAGAGCAAATTCGTATCAATGGACTTCAACAACATCATTGAATGGATGAAGCCATCGCTTGTAGAAGTCTTTACCGGCAACGAATCGCCTGTCACGATCGCTGGCAGTACTATTCAGAATGACGATACGGCGACGAAGATACAACAGCTCATTGAGTACCAGCTGATGCGGAAGAACAACTACACATCTATGGTAACCGATGTAGTAGATGAAGCCCTGGGAACCAATTTAGGCGTATCTAAGGTGTGGTGGAAGCGTGAAGAAGACCGGACGCGGTACAAGATGATGCTGGACATCAACGACCTGCAGAGCGCGGAAATGCTCACGCAGGCCACAATGACCGGCGAAATAGAGGTACAGAGCGTAAAGCCACTGAAAGATGCGCCGGATTTGTATGAAATCCAGTTCGACCGGGTGAAAGTCACGGCCAACTACCCAGTAGTGCAGTACGTACCTCCCACGGAACTACGGTTTACGCCAGAAGCCTGCTCACTCCAGCAGTGTAAGTTTGTTGCGCATCGCAAGATCGTAAAAGGCGACTATCTCAAGCGTAAAGAGCAGGACGGCACGTATCAGAACGTAGACGAAGCACTGAAAGCCGCCGGTGATACGCACTTTACTGATGCAGATAAGTACATCAATCCACAGCTGGATGAAGGCGGGATGCGGCCAACGGATAATGATGCGGCGTCTAAAGACGTCGAACTGTATGAATGCTATATAGACGTTGACTATAATAACGACGGCATATATGAGCATTTGATAGTACATTGTGTCGGTGATGTATTGTTGTCAGTACAGACCAACGAATTTGACATAGCTCCCTTTTTTGCAATGGGTGGCGTTCGGGAAAAACGGCGTATTTTTGCCGATAGCGCTCTTGCAGAACAGGTGGAAGGACTGCAGGACCTGAAGACAGCACTAATCCGTCAAATCGTCATTAACGTCGCAAAGAACAACGACCAACAAAAGTTTATAGACGTGACGGCCATTGGCGATATAGACGCACTGCTGAACGGTGACGAATATGTACCGATTAAGGGCGACCCGACCCGGGCCGTATCTAATCCGCCTCCAGCTAATTTATCGCCATTGACGATGGATTTGGTCAACTACGCAGAAACAGAGCTGGAAAACCGTACCGGCAGTACGAAGTACAATCAGGGACTGGACGCTAACAGTCTCAACAGCACCGCGACCGGTATCACGGCCATTCTGGGGCAGGCAGATAAGCGGATACGGCTGATTGCCCGGTTGTTTGCTGAAAACTGGATTGTTCCCATGATTCGCTTTATCATCTTGCTCAATAAGAAATACGGTGAAAGCGTGCAGACGTTCCGCTTTAAAGACAAAGAAGTCTCGATATCAAGCGACGACCTCGATATCGATTACGATCTTGTCATCAACGTCGGCAACGGTGCCGGGACAAAAGAAGCCCGGATACAGAGCTATATGTTACTGCTTAGTCAGGTATACCCGGTGCTGTCACAAGCCGGTGTAGCTACGCCGAACAGCTATTACGCCGCCGGTACGGCACTGCTGGAAGAAATGGGCCTGAAGAATACGCAGGGCATACTGCTGGACCCGGATTCACCGGAAGCACAACAGCAACAGCAACAGGCGGCACAGCAGGAACTCCAGATAGCTGCTATGAAAGACCAGGCGGACCTGCAGAAACAGTTGACACTGAAACAGGCCGATTATGCAGGAAAGACGCAGGTCGCCAAGATACCGAGTTTGCGGCTTAACTTTGACAATCTCCCACTTGCTACGCAAATGCAGATTATCAATAACGCTACAGCCGGGACAACGACTATACAAGACGTCGTACAGCACTACATGAACCAGAACCAGCAGAATCAGCCGCCCGTACAACCGCCACAGCAGGGAGTGACACCGAATGGATTATAGGACACTCAATGACAAAGACAGGGAGATACGGCTGGCCAAGACGCTCGAAAGAGGGCAGAGAGCGGACGATCTAAAAGAGTTCATGGACGAATTTTTAAAAGATGAAGAACGCACAGCATTGGAGCGGCTTAATACCCGGGAGGATAGCGACGATATCCAACGGGAC